CCAGGTGCGGCTCGGGCCGAACGAGGTGCCGCCGCCGAACTGTTCTGAGTGCGGCGGCTAAAAACCCGTGCACAACTGCCGTAGGGCGGCTTGAAACCGGCTAGCGTGCCGCCATGGCACAGACGGCGCCGACCGCCTACGGGTATTACGACAACAGCGATGCGTCCACCTCGTCGACCTCGAGCACGCTCGGCGGCGGGGATAGCGTCACGCGCCGGATGGTGCCGTCCGACCGGCCGCGGCCGGGCCAGCAGGCGGATGTCTCGAAGTTGCGCCGGCAGTACCTCGACTACCTCGGCACCAAAATGCCCGAGATCGAGGAGCAGAAGATATCGCGCCGGTATTACAATGGCGCACAGTGGTCGGCCGAGGCGGTCAAGGCCCTGAGGGAACGCCGGCAGCCGATCATCACCTACAATCGGGTGCGGCCGAAGATCAACGGTATTGTGGGGTTGGTCGAGCGGCTGCGCCAGGACCCGAAAGCCTACCCCAGGAACCCACGCAACGAGAGCGGTGCCACGGTCGCCACTCAGTCGATCCGGGCGGTGCTCGACGGCGTGCAGTGGCAGATGATGTCGAGCGATGTCTGCCGGCTGGCCGCGACCGAGGGGCTCGCCGGCGTCGCGCTCGAGCTCAAGATGGGCGACCACCAGGATCCGGACGTTTCGCTCGAGATCATTCACAACGAGGACTTTTTCTACGACCCGCGGTCGCGCTCGCCGGACTTTTCCGACTGCCGCTTCATGGGCCTCGGCAAGTGGATCGACGAGGACGAGGCGATCGAGATGTTCCCCGATCAGGAAGAGTTGATCGCGGGGATGATCAACACCGGGTCGGACATGACGACCAATGCCGACAACGAGTACAAGTGGATACTCGTGACGCAACGGCGGCTGCGCCTGGTCGAGCATTGGTACATCGAGAACGGCGAATGGTACTGGTGCTTTTACGTCGGCGAGGTGTGGATCGACGGCGGGATTTCGCCGTTCATCAACGAAGTTAAAAAGACGATATCGCGGTTCATCATGTTCTCGGCGTTTGTCGACCATGATGCCGATCGGCACGGATTTGTGCGCGATATGCAGGGCGCGCAGGACGAGATTAACCAGCGGCGATCAAAAGCGCTGCACATTTCCAATAGCCGGCGACTTATTCTGGAGCGCGGCGCGGTCAATGATGTCGAGACGGCGCGGCGCGAGTGGGCGCGGCCGGACGGCGTGCTCGAGATCAACCCGAACATGAGTGCGAAACCCGACGACACGCAGGCGGATCTCGCAGCGCAGTTAAGCTTCCTGCAGGAGGCCAAGCAGGAGATCGAGCGCATCGCCAATGTGACGCCGTCCGTTGGCCAGGGCGACGCGCCGAAAAACCTGTCGGGCCGTGCGATCAATTTGCTGCAGCAAGGTGCCACAGCGGAGCTCGGGCCATTCGTGATCGGATACAGGGACTTCAAGCTGCGGGTTTATCGCGCGATCTGGTTCGCGATCACACGGTTCTGGAATGCCGAACGGTGGATACGCGTTAACGACGACCAGGGCCTCGCGCAGTTCATCCAGATCAACGGCGTCGATGTCGACCAGCGCGGCATTCCGGTGGTGGTCAATGCGGTGGGGCAGATCGACGTCGACATCATTTTGGATGAAGGGCCGGACGTCATCAACATGATGGCGGACAGCTTTGATATCCTCTTGGGCATGGCGCAAGCGGGAATGCAAGTGCCGCCCGAGGTGTTCATCGAGCTCTCGCCGCTGCAGTCGTCGGTCAAGGCGAGCCTGCTGCAGAAGATGCAGGCGGCGCAGAACAATCCGCAGGCGGCGCAGATGGCGCAGATCCAGCAGCAGATGGCGCAGTTGCAGGTGGCGCACGAGCAGGCGCGGATCCAGGGCACGCTGGCGCATGTCGACGAGCGCAAGGCCGCGACGCTGCAGAAGGTTGCCCAGGCGCAGAAGGCCGGCGCCGACGCGACCAAGAGCGCGACCGAGGCGCACAGCAACGTGCACGAGACGATGCGGGAGAACATCGCGACGCTGCAGGGGCTGATGTCGCCGAATGAGGGCGCGCCGCCGGGACAGCCGCAACAGCAGCCTGCGCAGCCTCAACAGCAGGCGCCGGAACCGCAGCCTCAGCCTATGACGCCGTCGCCTGCGCCGCCGATCCACGGCGCAATGCTGGCGCCGGACGGCAACCACTACGCCCATGATCCGCAGCGTCCGGGCAAGTTTTTAAGGATTATCCGCCGTGGCTGATGATCTCGGCACAGTCCTTGCGGTTCCGGTCGACCACGATCCGTGGGCGGTGCCAAAGCCTGGGCAGACCGTGCCGCCGACGATGGATCCGATCTCGGCCATGCGCGCGGCGGCCGGCGACGTGCTGCAGCAGGCGCGGCCGTACTGGATGGACCTGGACCCGACCGATCGCGAGATCGCGGAGCGGCAGGACGCGATGCAGCGGGGGATCAGCCAGCCCGGCAAGGTGTTGCCGACCACCGGAATGAATCCGGTGCCGTTTGCGGCGCTGGACATTGGCAGCATGCTGCCGGTGGGCGGCGCGGCGAAGCTTGCGGCGGGCATGCTGGGGATCGGGGCGAAGCGGGCTCTGGCTGGTGCGGCCGAAGCTGGCACTGGCGCGGCGGAACGTGCGGCACAAGAGGCGGCTCAGGGCATCCGCGCGTATCACAGCAGTCCGCACGATTTCACGCAGTTCGACCTGTCGAAGATCGGCACCGGCGAGGGCGCGCAGGCCTACGGGCATGGGATCTATGTGGCCGAGAACCCGGCGGTGAGCGGGGCTGGCGGCGAATATTGGCGGGCATTCGCCAGACAGATGCAACAGGAGGGCCAGTCGCCAGAAATGACGCATGCGATCCAAGTACTGGAAGGTGCAGGCGGCGATCGAGCGCAGGCTATCGCGAAGCTAGACGAAGTGCTGCGTTCCAATGTGCCGACTGCTTATCCGCGTGAGAAAATACAGGCCACACGCGACCTACTCGCATCAGATCAACAGGTCGGCCCGCGCACCTACGAGGTGAACATCGGGGCGCGGCCGGAGCAGTTCCTCGACTGGGATAAGCCGTTCAGTCAACAGCCGAAGACGGTTCGCGATCTGTTTGGGTACTTCGAGCCGTACCCAAGCCCAACCGGCGAGGAAATTTATCAACATCTGGGTCGCGGTGCGGATAAGGCGGCGGCGACACAGAAATTGATGGACGCTGGCATCCCCGGGATCCGGTACCTCGACCAGGGATCGCGCAATGCGAAACCGGTAATGACGACCACGCCACACGGTGACGTAGTCGCATCGCATTATCCGGCGCCTACCAGCAACTACGTCGTGTTCGACCCGAAGATGATCGAGATCATGCGAAAATACGGCATAGCCGGGCTGCTCGGCGGCGGCGCGGCGAGCCAGCTTCCACAATACCCGCTGCCGTTCCAACCCGGGAGATGACCATGGCCGCCAAGGTTCTCTACACGCAAAAGGGCAGTGACCCGGCAACGGTCGTTTGGCCGGCCCAGGGACCCAACCATGAGAAATTCACGTTGGTCAGTGGGACGGCGCAGGTGATCCCGAACCTGATCGCCTACGGCAACGGCACCCTCACGTATCCCGATGGCCGCGCTCTGCCGCAACTGACGCCGGCCGGCTCGACCGTTACGTCCCAGAAATAACGGAGTTCACCATGGCAGGCGAAAACCCGGCAACATTCGCGGCGGGCAATGCCGCGGCGATCACGAAGAATGACACGACCAACATCGCGCCGACGCGGGCGATCTACATCGGCGGCCAGGGCGACCTAGCGGTGCGAATGATCGCCGGCAACAATGTGACGTTTTTCGCTTGCCCGGCGGGCCTTCTGCTGCCGGTGCAGGTCGATCGCGTGCTTGCGACTGGGACGACCGCGACCAACATTACGGCTGTCTGGTAGGTGGCATATGGGCAAGGGAACCACGTTCGAAAACGATTTCTTGAAGCTCATACTGCAGGCGACGCCGATCGCGAACATCGCTGACAATGCGGCGACAAGCCCATTGACCAACGTGTTTTTGTCGCTGCATACGGCGGACCCATCCGGCGGAAACCAACTCACCAGCGAGATCGCCTATACGGGATATGGGCGTGTCAGTGTGGCACGGTCGGCCGTGGGCTGGACCATCACGGGCGCCAGCGCCAGCCCGGCCGCAGACATTACGTTTGGCCTAATGACGGCCGGTGCTGGCGGCACGGCGACCTATGCGGCAGTTGGGACGGTGACCACGGGAGGCGCCGGAAAGGTCCTGTGGTCAGGCACCCTCACACCAAACATCGTCGTGAGTAACGGCACCACGCCGATCGTCAAGGCCGGCTCAACCATCGTGGAAAGCTAATGGCGATCATCGGGATCGGCATCGACATATGGACGCCATCGGTCAGCGGCGGCAGCCGGATTAACTTGCCGCCCGGCCAGGCGATCCTGTTCTCGCGGGGGCAGGCGACGGTGAGCTTCCTCGCCAACACGCCGGGCACGTTTGCCATGGTGGGCGTGGCCACGGTGGCATTCGTCGGAGCGACCAGCGGCGGCGGCGGGTTCACGCCGGCGTATCAGTTCAACGACGCGCGTAATTCGATGTACGCGACGCACGTTTAGGGAGGCGGCCATGGCTGGCGCTTGGACGACCATCAACATTCTCGACGCCACCGGCACCAGCAAGACGATGCGGGTGTGGAGCGAGAACAGCACCACGGGGCCGTACTCGTTTGGGCAGGCGCTGGACGATGGGTCTGGCGCGGGCGTGATTCCGGCTATCAAGGCCGGCGCTGCACTGCCAGCCGCGTCCACCGATCCGGCGCTTGTGGTGACGATCCGCGACATCAACGCGAACGGTGCCACTACCAGTTCAGCATCGGCGCCGGTCGTCGGCGCGACGGACGAAGCGACGCGCGCCACAGCACTCGACACAAGTTTCATCGCAAATGGCGCGGCCAACACGAAGCTGACGCCGAAGTTTGTCAAGGTGGTTGCCTCGTCCTCTGGTGTGACAAACATCCTCGCGCTGGTTTCGGCTAAGAAACTGCGCGTGCTCGCCCTGAAGCTGACAGCCAATGGCGCCGTGAACGTCAAGTGGCAGTCACACGTCACGCCTACGGACTTGACGGGTCTGAGCTACTTCGCGGCTGCGGGCGACGGCGAGGTGCTGTCGTTCAACCCTGTCGGCTGGTTCGAGACGGTCGCGGGCGAGGCGCTCGACATAAATCTGTCGGGTGCGGTCGCGGTTGGCGGCCATCTCACATACGTTGAGGTGTAGCGTGTCGCGTCGCCTTCTCTCAGGCAAGGGCTTCTCGCACGGCGGTGGTGGCGGCGCCTACACCGGCCCTGGCGATCTCGCGGGGCTCAGCGGCGCTTACGCATGGTGGGGGTTTCGCGCCTACACTGCCGCATATGCGGCCGCCCACGGAAATGTCGTGCGCGTCTGTGATGCCGGGGGAACAAATTTCGTAACCATTACCGCAAATACGGATGGCACAATTACGCCTCCCGGAGCGACGGCTTGCGGAGGCAATGCCTGTACGCTCGTCGCAACGCTGTACGACCAGACTGGAGGCGGCCATGACCTGACGCAGGGAACGACAGGAAATATGCCGACATTCAATCCGACCGGCGTCATAAGCATGTCCGTGGACAACAGTTTTAGCGGACACTATCTGTTCAACGGAGGCATTACGCTGGCTCAGCCGTTTAGCGTGTCTGCCATTGCCAACCGAGTTACAACTAATTCAGGAGGCTGTATATTCCTGCAAAATGGCAATAGCGGAGCCGGTCTTGGTTATGACGCTTCAAATCCCCCTCACATATCTGGTGCCGGTACTCTTCAGTCAACGAATGCCGTTACCCTAGGTTTTCCGTCCGCAATACAAGTTCTGGTCAAGGGTGCAGGGTCAGTCGTTTATCTGGACGGGACTGCTACATCTGGAACTAGCGGCACGGTAGCCTTTGCACCTGGGGACCCCTTGTTCGTGGTGTCGCAAACCGTTGACGTTGTCAAGTTCACGGAGGCTGGCCTGTGGGCTGGTGATGTGTCCGGCGCGTCTAACGCCAACTTCGCTGCACTCAATACAAACCAGCATGCAGCATATGGGGGCTTCTAATAATGACGACGCCTATTGAACAGCTTGCATTTAGACCGACGCGAGCGCCAGCAATAACTCCCCCGACGAACCTCGGGGATTATGCGGGCCGCGTTGTCCACGTCAAAGATTACGGCGCTATCGGAAACGGCGCGACTGACGACACCGATGCTATTCAAGCGGCATTCAACGCTGCCTTCAATATGAGCATGTTCCAGGCATTCATTGATACGGGAACATCGACAACAGCTATTCTTCACGTAACCGGTCCTGCAACGACTGCCACGACAGGACTTAGACCAAAATCATTTGCTCCGATTGTGGCTGGTATGGTGCTTGTTTTCCCTGATGTTCCTCGTTATCCGCCTTCTTATTTCTATCCGGTTATAATAACAATTGCTGCACTTGGGACCGCAGGAACAACAGGGACTGGAGGAATTGGAACTTATAGTCTTAGTTTCAATATCAGTTTGACGCCTGATACTTTTCCGAATGTTGCCTCACAGCCTATGATGGTTTGTAGCAACACGCAGGCAACCTATAATACCAGACCTGTTTGCATAGATACAGGAAGTTATTTTATTTATTCTCCGCTCTACATTTTTGCAGTACTTGGAGCGCATGTTTACGGCGATGGTAATGGTGCGGTAAAATTGCTATATTTGGGAGACGGTAAGCAGAAGAATATTTTAATTAATTCCGGCTCTCCAGCCAATAATAATTATACGGCTGTGATTGCTATGGATGCTGTAGCGTACAGTAAATTTGACGGGTTCTCGCTGGAAGCCTATCCGGGGACGCAGGCCGAACAGGGGGCCGTTCCGGTTGGAATCCAATTTCTCGGATCGATCACTGGGGACGTTATGACAGTGACTTCCGGGCCTTTCTCTGGTGGTGTAATCGTGGCTGGAATGACCGTGCTTTATAATCTTGCTCCTTCTGGTCCCATATCGCCTCTTGGTCTTACAATTTTGCCACTTGGAACAGGAGGGACGACGGGGACAGGTCTTCTCGGCACCTATAAGCTCAGCAGTACTCCCACAGGAACGATTGGTGCTGGGTCGCTGATTCAGGGTCTTTCGGTAGTTCCAATAATGACTGGGATTATGGCATATCAATCTGGCATTCTTGGCGTGACAAGCGCACTCGAATGGGCTCATCTTAACATTAGTAAGATGTATGCTGGAGTTGTAGGAGTCCAGGGACTTGGCAATGTAGAAAACTGTATTTTGTATAATTGCAACATAACAAATTGTGGATTGCGCGGAGTATGGCTCACCAATCAAAATGTTCTTAATTGGCAGGTTTATGGCGGCGGAGCGGCTCAGTGCGGCTGGCTCTCGACTTTTGAAATTGCGGGCGGCACTGGAGAGTGGGGAGGGGGTTATTATGCAGGTTCTGGATCGATAGGTTGTCTGTATGGCCTTTCATGCTCAGGGAATCAATGGGATGTTTATGGAGGGCAGCAATGCCATGTTATTGGAGGATCGTTTGAGGGAGGTCCAAATTTTACGTGTAGTCTTTCATGGGCAGCGGGAACGGCAACGATAACGACCTCCCCATATCCCCATAACTTGAGATTTGATCAGCCCATTGCGGTGTTTCAGACATCCCTTCCTGGATACGAAGGCCGATTTAATGGACATATAACTGGCCCCAACACAATAACTTATCCACTTGTCTCCAATCCAGGCAGTACTGGTAGTGGCTACGTAGCGCCTACGAACGCTGGCGGAATTACTAATATATCCTATCCGATGGCATTAAGTGGCCTTGCCTTTCGAGGTGGTGATTCTGATTACTATCTTCCAATATATTGCGCTGGAACTCTGACTGTAGATGCTTGTAGCGTTTCCGTTGCTCATGCGGGAAATACTGGTTATATTTCCTATCTCAGTAATGGAAGCATTTCGTTCAATCAATGTGCGTTCAATTCGTGGACAAATGCTTCATTCAAGAATGCTGGTAGCTCTAGGATTTACTTAAAGGGGACACAATGGATTGGCACGCCGACTAATCCGTTTTCACAGTTTACCGGCGGCACGATCATGGAATATGACCTGGTTCAAAATATAACGGTGGCTACGCTTCCGACCGCGGCAGCTACTCTTACGGGGTTGCGCGGCAGCGTGACTGATTTGAACATTGCTCGGGCTTTCGGCGGCAGTGTTCTCACCCATGGCGGCGGATCGACATTCTGCCCCGTAGTCTGCACCGGAGCAGATTGGATCATGGGCTGATGTTCATCGATCAGAACGGCGTCAACTGCTTCATTGACCAGGTTGGCGAGACAACATGGATTGACCAGAACAGCGTTCTGCTGACATGCGGTGCCGTCGCAACCGGCAGCTTCAACCTCTCGCGCATCATGGGGCGCTAGGCACGCTTGCGCCGCCACCAGCCGAGCAAACCGGCCAGTAGCAGACCGGGCAGACCGGCACCGAGAACAGGGCCAGGGACGGATGCCGGATCGAGGCCAGCAATGCCGTATCGCTGGCTCAAGGCAAATTGACGTGTCACTCCGACGTAAACATCCCCGCACGGATACGCTAAGATTCCACCACAGGTATCCGTATGAAATGACACAAACCCGAAAGCGGCAGATGCATCAAACAACGGACCAAAGTCGAAGACTAATCCGTAGGCGGATGCCCACACTGAGCCGGGTGTCCAAGACATGCCTTGTCCGGATGCAAACCCGGCGGTGTAGGTGTTTCCGAAATTGTTACCAGCGGCACTATCTATGTCGGTCTCGGTCCAACTCACGATGTTGTCTGACGTTATGATGCCGAGCGTTCCATCCGTGATGATCGTCCCCGTGACAACCGAGTGCAGCCCATTTTGGTATTGGCTCCAATTGACGCTGTAGACGATATCGGCCCGAGCAGCCGTGAGACCGAGGATAACGAGTAAAGCTGCGGCGAACGCGGTACGCATGTGGTGGTTTTCCTCGCTGTTTCTGCGAGTCTAGTCGGAGGTATCGTCCGGCGGCCACAGCTAAATTTTGAACAACGGCATTTTTCTCAATGAACACAAGATGTTGTGTCTGGCTGTACCTAAACACCAAAATGTAGTGGGGTCGAAAAACCCGTGCACAACTGGGCTGATCGCCAACGCCGTCGCCTAGGGTGCGGGCCTGGCCGCCGCAGCAATACGGGCGTTTCGTCCGTCGCCACGTCACGGCGATACAGAGAGATCAGACCATGCCGGTAGATAAAGGCGCAGTCGCAAATACTGATCAGGAACTGCTGGCCGCGGCGTTCGAGGCCGAGGAGCCTGATTTCGACAATACCGACCGTTCCCTCGAGGAGATGGGCGACGGGCCGGAAGGGCAGCACATGCCCGAGGACGAGGAGGTCGAGGAGGCCGCCGCGCCCGAGGGTGACGGGCCGAAAAAGCCCGGTGATGAGCCTGAAGAGCCCGCAGAGGTCGAGGAACCGGGCGATGAGCCCGAGGAGCAGACCGAGCCCGAGGAACCGCGCGACGCCCGTGGGCTGCGCGCGGCGATGCTGTCCGAGCGCAAGCAGCGGCAAGCGGCGGAAGCTGCTTCCAAAGCGGCGCGCGAGGAAATTGCTGCGGCCAACGCGCGGATCGATCGCATCCTCGCCCAGCAGCAACCGCAACAGCAGCAACCCCCTCCGCCGGCGCCGGCCAAACCGGACCCGGTGCTCGATCCCGACGGGTACGAACGGTACGTCGTGGCGCAGATGGAACAGCGCTACACGATGCGACGCATCGAAGAGACATTCCAGGAAACCCACGAGACCGTGGGCAAGGAATTCGAGGCGGCGTACGAGAGCCTGCGAAAACTGGACGCCAACAACCCTGTCGACCGAGCAATCGGCAACCGCATCTACACCTCGCCCAATCCGGGCAAGGCGCTGATGCGGTGGCACCGCGAGCAAACGATGCTCCAGGAAATGGGCAACGATCCCGCGGCGTATCGGCAGAAACTGCGCGACGAGCTCCTCAACGATCCGGACATGGTCAAAGCCGTGCTCGCCAGAGTGCGCGAGCAACGCGACGGTGGCGGGCAACAGCCCGGCGCTCCGCGCAACGTCACCAGATTGCCTCCGTCGCTCAACCGGGCGCGCGGTGGGAGCACCGGCAACGAGCTCCTCGGCGCGGCCGACAACACCGACGAGGCGATCTTCAATTACGCCATGAATGGCAACGGCTGACCGAAAAGTACGGCAGCCGTTGGGGAGATAGCCAATGGCTTCCACTACCGTCCAACAGAATAATAAACTTATTGTATTTCGCCGGCAGATTTGCCGCGAATACATCCGCGAGAACCTGTTCTCGCCCTACATGGGATCGGCCGTCACTTCGATCATCCGGTCGTTCACCGAGTTGAAAAAGGGCGGCGAGCAAGTCAACATTCCGTTGATCGCTCGCCTTAAGCAGCAGGCGATTTCGACCGGCGCCCTGGTCGGAAACGAGGAGTCGCTCGACAACTACGGCATGCGCATGTGGATCGATTGGGCGCGCAACGCCGTGAAGATCAGCAACGCGGAGGAACAGAAAAGCTCGGTGGACCTGTTCGCCGAGGCCAGGCCGATGCTGTCGGACTGGGGCAAGGAGCTCCAGCGCGACGAGATCATCGATGCCCTGCACGCTGTGCCATCGGAGAGTGCTCCTGCCTCATTGGGGACGGCCTACGGGCAGCGGGTCAACGGCATCTACATGGATGCCGCCGCCGCGGTCGACCGCAATACGTGGCTGACGAACAACACCGACCGCGTGCTGTTTGGAACCAACAAGAGCAACAACACCGGCGTGTTCGCGTCGTCATGCGCCAACATCAACGCGATGCCGCTATCGGCTTCGATCCTGACCAAGATCAAGCGCATCGCCAAAGCGGCCAATCCGCGCATCCGGCCGTTCAAGCTGACCAACGGCAGGGAATATTTCGTGATGTTCGTCGGCCAGGAACCGTTCCGCGATCTCTTGGCCGACTCGACGATCATCAGCGCAAACACCAACGCGCGTGCTCGTGAAAGCGACGGCATCAACAAGAACCCGCTGTTCCAGGATGGCGACCTACTCTACAACGGTATCATCATTCGGGAAATCCCTGAGATGTCGATCCGCCTGCCGGTGTTCTATACGACCGCCGGATCGGGCGGCACGCGCATCGCGCCGTGCTTCCTGTGCGGACAAATGGCGGCGGCGCTGGTCTATGGCCGGATGCCGATGCTGACGTTCCTCAAGGAAGACGACTATCAGTTCTTCCGGGGCGCGGGCATCAAGATGGCCTACGGCGTCGGCAAGATCGTCAAGAAAGACCTCGCCGGCCTGCTCAAGGAATGGGGCATCGCCACGGTGTTCGTCACCGCGACGGCCGACGCCTAACCGCGCACTCAAATCGAAAGGTTCATCCCATGTCGAAAAACCTCAAGATCGCGGCGTGCGTTGCCTTCGTGCTCGCAGTCGCTGTCATTGCTCTCACGGTCGGCGCCTCTGCGGCGGTGCCGGCCGCCGGCCTCGGCCTGCTCGCACTGACCGTGCCGCCAACCTTTGCGGCACGCAATTCGGGCGAACAGCAACTACACTTCATGCGCTATCGGATCACGGTCGGCAGCGTCGCGGCGCTGTCGGCCGGCGTCAAGATCGGGCGCCTGCCGGCGCGGGCGTTCATCAATTCGATCGCGCTGCACGTGAATACGGCGTTCAACTCGGCGACGACCGACACGATCCAACTCGGAACGACGGCGAGCGGCGTCGACATCCTGGCGGCGGGGACGAGCATCCACGCCGCCGGATATTTGGCGCCCGCAACGCCCGCCGGCCTCGGGATCGTGGTCGCGACCGCCGGCGAGCAAGACATCTACTTGAAATATTCCCAGACCGGCGGTGCGGCGACTGCCGGTGATGCCACCCTGGTGATCACCTTCTTCCCCGACAACGATCAGTGACGCCTCGGGACTTGGCCAGCGGGGTCTAGCCCCCCGCTGGTCCTTTTGACTCAAAGGGAAAAACCACATGATCACGCACAAGAACGACAAGAACGAACACGAAGACGACACTCCGCGGCGCGGACCAGGGCGACCGCCCAAGGTTCAGGAGCCCAAGGAGGTCAAGGTGACCTACCATCCGCTGGAAAACGGCGACCCGGTTGAGATCAACTGGGACGGCGAGACATTCAAGGCGGGCGAAGCGAAAGTGGTGAGGCGCAGGGATCTGGTCGCGATGGCGAGAAACAATCCGTGGTTCGAAGTCGAAGGCCACCCGCGGGCAGAGCGGTTCAAGCCAACGGCCGAGCCGATCCCGCCAGCGGGTGCGGATGTCGACCCGATCGCGCACGATGACCGCAAGATGGTCGAGGGCGAATGAGCAGAACGCGGGCGGACCTGGTCGGGAAGGCGCTCGACGTTCTCGGCATATCGGCGGTCGGGCAGACGATCGACGCCGACACCGCCAAGATCATCGACGACGACATCGACACGGTGCTCAAAAGCCTCGCCGCCCGCGAGCTCGTCTACATCCCAAACCCTGACGCCGTCCCTGACGAGGTGTTCATCCAGGTCGCCATCCTGGTGGCTGACTCGAACAAGCAGAATTTCGGGCTGCAACAGGACGAGCTCGACAAGCTTGCGGTGTCGGTGCTGACGGCTGAGAGCCAGATCCGCGCGATCGTGCGCGGCCGGCCGACCTACGAGCGGCTGCGGAACGAGTACTACTAATGCCGACGCCAAAAATACCGTTCCCGGTGTCGACCGCGCCTGGCGGCCAGCCGCTCGAGGGCGCCGGCCGGCTGATCAACTGCGCCGCCGAGCCGACGATCGACGGGCGTTCGGTGCGCCACCGGCAACCGGGCCTGACGACGTTTTGCACCACCACGCAGAACGGCTACCGCGGCGGCCTGCTGGTGACCAATTTCATGCTGATCGCCTTCAATGGCCGGCTGCAGAAGGTCGACGCCACAGGTGCAGTTTCTGACGTTGGCGCGCTCGCCGGCACCAAGCCGGTATTCATGGCGCGCAACAATCTGGTGCCGACCTGCCAGGTGGCGATCGTCACCGAAAACGGCGCGTTCCTGACTGACGCCACTGGCGCAGCGCCGATCGCCTGGCCGGACGCTGATCTGCCGTTCCCGAACAGCGTATGCTTTCAGGATGGCTATTTCTTCTTCGGCATCGGCGACCGGCGGGTGTTCGCCACCGGCATTAACTCATCCTCGGTCGATCCGCTGTGCTTCACTACGGCGGAGAGCAAATCGCAGGACGCGCTGATCCGCGTGGTGGCGCACAAGGGCCTCTTGTTCATCTTCACCACGGCGGGCTGCGAAGTATGGAGCGACACGGCTAATCCGGCACCGGGTTTCCCATACTCGCGGCTCGCCGTGCTCGATCGTGGCCTGATCGCGCC